TGGGGCGTCAACGGCACACGTAAGAACCGCAACGCGCCCTATTCCTTCCGTTCCAAGCAACCCCCAATGGAGCCCATTTTGCAATGGATGAAGGCCAAGCCCGTACGTCTGCGCGATGCCTCCGGAAAGTTTGTCAAGCAGACGGAGAGCCGCCTGCGTAGCGCCGCCTTCCTCATCGCTCGAAGCATCAAGAGAAAAGGCATCGAAGGGCTGCGGTACTACACCGTCGCCCTCGAATCCATCGTGCCACAATACCGAGAAGAACTCGGCCAAGCCCTCGCTCAAGACCTGCTCCGCTCGTTGGAGTTTAAGTCAGGAAACATCACTATCAAGCCCAAGTAATGGCCTTTCAATTACTCTCTCCTCCAACAGAAGCCCCTTTCCCTTGGCGTCAGCGTGCCCAGCTGCGATGGAGGGATACAGCAGCAACTATCGACACGTGGCTCGTAGAGATGTACGTCGTCAATATGGCGGGAACTGCTGTCGGGTCGCCACTTGCCACGGCTTACGTCGCTTCAACCATCCCCTCTTCTAACGACGCCACGCTCAACATGGAGACGTGGACGGCTTCAGATCAGGGGTACTTTGCGCCGTATCTGGTTTTTACGGCAGGAACCAAACCCGTGCCGAGCGTTGACGCCATCTCCGTCTTTTATCAGAATACCTACGGGGTACAGTTTCAATTCTACTCCGTCACGGGAGGCGTCAAAAGCGCCCTGCAAGGAAGCCACAACTACATCCCCATCTATTACGCCACCAATCAAGGCTGGGACTGGTCGCAGGACTTCTCCGACTACTTCCCCGACAGCTCCTTAAAAAAGGGGTGGATGACGGACAGGGAAGACACGACGTATATACGTGTCGATATGGCGCCCGAGGACGAAGGGGCAGCTACCCTCCTCCAGATGGAGAACTACTCCTACGCCTACGACACGGGCAAGGATACCGCCAACTGCGACTGGGACACGGTGAACTATTCCGTCTTCTACAACGGCACCTCACAAAACATCCTCAACTTGTCTTTGAGCACCGTACCCACAGGTTGGACGAATGCCGCGCAGCATATACCTATCGGCCCGGCTAACATCAACGACAACGCAGGGTGGCTGATTACCTACGACCTCACCACCCAGCCGTGGGACTACATCCAAATCACACCCACCGACGGAGCGACTGACAACTGCAAGCCCATCAGGGTATATCGCGACTGCCGCCCCATCAAGCACAAGCCCGCGCAGTTGTATTGGATTGGATCGCGGGGCGGAGCTGAAATCCTTCGTTTTGACGGAAGGGTGAAAGACAACTACGAGGTAGGAGGCCGCGACACGTACACCACCAACCTCGACCTTGAAAGCCGCTTCTCGGGGTTGGCTTTGACTTTCGCTGCTGAATCGTACAGCTACGAACCGGAGAGGGTGCCCCGCCCGTCTACGGGCAAGCGTTCTTTCTCTTTGTCGGAAGACTTTTTCTCTGACGCCGAGCGTGAGCTCTTCAAGTCCGCCATGACAGCCACCTACCTCATGGTGCGGTATGACGGCAAGTGGTATCCCTGCCGTATGAAGACGACGAACTACGCCCACGAGCAGAGCGCCTCGAAGCTCTTGCCTATCTCTTGCGAAGTTGAACTCCTGACCAACCTGAAATGCTGACCCTCGGCGCAAGAACTACCTCGGGCACCTATGTCCGCTTGGAGGGTTATATCAACGAGCCCCTCAACTTCACGCTCCAGTTCTCCGACATCGAGAATATCCAAAGCCCGGCGGGTTCGTACTCGCAGACCTTCACCCTACCCAACACGGCAGCCAACCGCTTTCGTTTTGGGGACATCTTTCAGGCTGGATATATCCCGGAAGGAACGCAGAACGGGGAGTTGAGAACGACGCTTTTCAAGAAGCGTTTTCCGGCTGCTATCTTGGACAAAGAGTCCCCCATCATCGAGGGTTATATGCAGGTCAAGGGGATGAAGAAGACGGGCGACCGCGAAGACATCGAAGTAGTATTCTTTGCCGACTCACTCGACATCGCTAAAGCCGTAGGCGACAAGCAGCTCTCCGACCTCGACCTCTCCGCGTACGACCACGAGCTCAACCTAAACAACATCCAACAGTCGTGGATTGGGGCGCTCTTTTCGGGTGACGTGAGATACGGCCTTATCGACAAGGGCTTCAACTGGAGCCTTCCCGACAACCCCCCGTGGACAAGTACCGACGGGATATGGCAGGGGGAGCTTACGCCATTCATTCGGGCAAGGAGTTTGGTAGATCAAATCTTCTCCGACGCGGGGCTTACATACGTCTCTGACTTTTTCGATTCTACCGACTTCGGAAACATCTACCTCCCCGCGTACAACGGCAACGCAAGTATCAACCCCGAAGACGAAACAGACCAGACAGCCGGGGTGGGCCTTAATGGTGACGTATCAAGCACCACACCTCTCAACGCCTTGGCATTGGTGGACACCATCGCCGGAGCTTACGACGTAGGCAGCAACTGGACGAACACAGGCGGAGCCAAATACACTGTCCCCTATACGGGATACTACGATATGGTGTTTTCGTGTAAGTGGGAGAAGAGCGACCCCGCCCATTTTGTAAAGGTCTATCTCTACAAGAACGGGAGCTCTATCGGCACGCTCGTAGACACCACACAAACGTCTGCGACGTATGCAGGCTTCCCCGCTTACCAAAACTCTGGTGAGCTTGTATGGGATAGCACCCTTCTTGCCGCGGCTGCGGCTGGGGGAGCCCTCGACAACAAGTACGTCAACGGACAAGGCTTCCTCTTCGAAGCGGGTGACGAGATTCAAATCTATAAGCAGACCAACGGCATCACGGCCAAGATTTATGGAGGCGGCACAGGTACACCCACTGTGGGTGACCCGTTCACTACGTCCCTCATTTTTCGCAATGTGGGGCCACCCCTCTCAGGTCAGGACGTAAACCTCGCGCAGAATATGCCGGAGCTCAAACAAATCGACCTCCTGCTTTCGCTTCAAAAGATGTTCAACCTCGTGTTTATCCCGTCGGGTTTGAAGGGGCAACTCATCATCGAGCCCTTTGACGACTACTTCGACACGGGCGACGAGCTCAATTGGGACGAGAGGGTACACCGCAACAAGACTATCTCCATGTACCCCACCACCGACATACAGGCCCGACGCTACGACTGGACGTATCGGCAGGGGTTGGACTTTATTAGCGACGCCGTACAGAAAAGCCTCGACAGGGTATATGGCGCGTACCGCGTCCTTGATCCCGACAATGACTTCGCCACGGGTGAGAAGTCCATCCAGACCCAGCTCGGAAACTACGTTATCTCCCTTATCCCGGGGTCAGGGTTTCCTATCCACCGGAGCCTTCAGTCCGACGGCAGCGCAGTACAAAAGCCTCTCGCCATGCTCGCGTATTGGGGAGGGGTGGTGACTACATTTGGGGAGTTCTATATCAGAGACGACGCAGGAACCACCGTTGGGCCTTCCATTTACTTTCCTTTGTTCTCTCCGTACTCGGCGGACTACCCCACCCTCACCGACAACGACCTCAACTTTGGGATGGAGGCGAGCTTTATCCCGCAGGAGTGCAACCCCCTCAACACCCTCTACTACAAATATTGGAAGGGATATATCCGGGAGCTCTATTCGGAGGAGTCGCGGCTTCTCGAATGCACTATCCAGCTCCCTCTCATCGAGGTGATTACGTGGAAGTGGAATAAGAAGGTATATATCAACGGGGCGTGGTGGCGTATCCTCTCAATGACTACCGACCTGAACGGCGACGGAAGCGCCAAGATTAAAGCCCGCAAGATTCAAATTTCGGAGACCGACTGCGCCGACATACCGACGTCCTACCTGCCTCTTTCTAACATCATCCTCTTTAACAACTCTACCCCAGCTTCGCCGGATTATGGCTCCAAGGAGTGCTGTATCAAATACGGGTACCGGTACGAGCTAAACAGAATCACGGGCAACCGATGCCGACCTCTCAACCAAACAACACAGCCCCAATGAAAGACCCCAAGCACATCATGAGAGGAATAGACCTCTTGCAAGCCTACAAGGTGAAGGCTCCCCTTCCGTGGTGGCTTACGCCCCTCGACTACCTCCTGACGGGGGTCTATTTGGCCTGCTTTTGCGGAGCGTGTGTGTTGGTCATTTATAACGTCTTGTCATGGCTGTAAATCAAGAGGTAGTCATCACCTTCAATGCCGATACTCAAAACGTAGAGAAGAGCATCGGCAAAGTAGAGCAGGGGGTAGAGAAGACGTCGCAAGCTACCGCAGGACTTACCAACCAGCTCGACAAGATGACGGGCGGGGCCGTGTCTGGGTTAAAGAACTTTGCAAGCGGCCTCAAAAGCGGCATCGCGGGTCTTAAGTCTTTCCGCGTAGCCCTCGCCGCCACAGGTATCGGACTTTTGATTACGGCTATTGCGGGGCTTGTATCGTACTTCAAAGACACCGAAGAAGGTGCCCAACGTCTGCGGGTTATTACGGCCACGCTGGGGACTGTTATGGAGAAGCTCCGCGACGTCCTTATCAACGTCGGAGAAGCTATCTTCAATGCTTTCTCCAACCCCAAGCAGGCCCTCCTTGACTTCGCCTCTGCCCTGCGTGAAAACATCACCAACCGCTTCGAGGGTATGCTTGAACTCGTCCCAAAATTGGGAGAGGCTATCCAGTTGCTTTTTGAGGGTCGGTTTGGAGACGCCGGAAAGGTGGCTGCGGATGCGGTGGGGAAGGTGGCTTTGGGTGTCGAGTCGGTTACGGAGGTAGTTGAAGACGCCACCGAAGCCACTGCCGACTACGCCAAGGAGATACAAGCCGCTGCCGCTGCCGCCGCAGAATTGGCACGCCAAGAGAACGCTCTGAAGGTGGCCGAGCGGGAGTTCCTTTCGGTACGTGCCGAGACAAACAAACTCATTGCAGAAAACCGTCTGCTCGTAGAAGACGAAAAACTGGCCTATGAGGACAGGATCGCGGCACTCGACAACGCTATCCAAGCGGAACAAGAAACCATCGCCCAAGAGCTGGAGTTTGCGCGTGAGCGTGCCCGCATCTTGGAGCGTAAAGCGGAGCTTGCCAAGAGCGACGAGGCTACGATTCAAGCGGTAGCCGAAGCACAGGCGGCCGTCATCGACTTGGAGACGCGCTCGCTACGCACCCAGAAGCGTCTCGAGGGGGAGAGGCAGTCCCTTATCCTGCAACGGGAGGCACGAGCCAAGCAAGAGGAGGAGGCGGCACGTAAAGCCGCCGAGGAAGCACAGAAAGCCGCAGAGGATGAACTGGCCGCCCGTCAGAAGTTGGAAGACGAGCTCTACGCCCTCACCCTTTCGGCTCGTGAGCGTGAGGAGCTGGCCCTCATGCAGAAGTATGACGAGAGAATCGCCATCGCAGGCGACGACGAGGGTCTTATCAAAGCTGCTACGGAGCAACTCAACGCAGACCTTGCAGCCATTAATCAGAAGTACCTTGACAAGGAACTGGCCAACGCCGAAGCCATCAAGCAGGCTCGGCTGGACATCACCAAGTCCACCCTTGACGCCCTCTCTGCCCTCAACGAAGCCTTCACGGGTGAGTCAGAGCAGGAACAAAAGAAAGGCTTTGAGCGGTCTAAAAAGATACAGACAGCACAAGCCCTCATCTCGACATACGAGAGCGCGGTACAGGCGTTCAAATCGCTTGCAGGTATCCCCGTGGTGGGGCCGGGGCTCGGTACTGCCGCTGCCGTAGCTGCCACCGCTGCGGGTCTGGCTAACGTCAAAAAGATTCAAAGCCAAACCTTCCAAGGCGGAGGGGGCGGAGGAGGGTCGAGCTACTCCGGAACGGGTGGCCCCGGGCCTTCTATTGCCGAGACAGCCGCACAAACACCGCCTGCCCCTACCCTCGACCTCGGATTCTTGGGCGAAGGAGCACAACAACAAGTAATCGAGACGTACGTCATA